AGCTAGCTGAAAAAATTACTGAAATAACACCAAAAGGATTAACACGTTTTACTTTTGAAGCTACAGGCACCGAGGCAGCTGAGGCAGCTACTTACTTGGCAATGTGCTATAAGAAGAGACGGCACGTAATTACTTTTGCGTCTTCATACCATGGCAATAGTATTGCAACCAAAGCTTTGAGTGGCCAAACATATCAGAAAGAGTATCTGGATGCATGGCATGGTGGCAAGATTGTTGCTCCATTCCCACACAGTGATAACATCCCAGCTAACATGACACTAGAACAGTACACTGATTATTGTTTGCATTACTTAGAGCATCATATTCCAGAACACATTGAAGCCAAAGATAACATTGCAGCGATAATGGTTGAACCTGGTTTGGCTGAGGGCGGTAATTATATTCCAACTAAAGCATTCTTAAAAGGGATCCGAGAAATATGTGATCGTAACGATTGGTTAATGATTGCTGATGAAGTGCTTACTGGATTAGGTCGTACTGCAAAGATGTGGGCCGTTGAGCATTATGATGTTGAGCCTGATATCTTAGTAATAGGGAAAAATTTATCTGGTGGTATTGAGTCATGCGCAGGTGTTGCTGCACGTGATGATATTCTTGGAAACAATCCTGCCTTTTCAGCAGGGTCAACATTTGCTGGTACGCCAGCTGGATGTGCAGCAGGTCTTAAAACCCTAGAGATATTTAAACGCGATAACATTATTGGACATGCAGCTGAGTTATCAGAGATAGCAGCAGCTCAGATGTCTGACTGGCAAGACAAATACGAGATAGTAAAAGAAGTTCGACTTAGTGGTTTATTGTTAGGAGTACAATTCCAGCCACCTGAAGATAAAAAAGAAGATGACAGTATGTGGTGGGCACGTGCTGTTAGAGAGGAGATGCTCCGTAAAGGCGTTTGGGCAATTAGTCCTCGCGAGACTGCTATTAGAATGTACCCAGCTTTAAATATGGCCAAAGGAAATCTACTAAAAGGATTGAAGATTATGGAAAATGCTATTGCAACTATTAATTCGTATGGACAAGATGTTGGCGATAGCCCACCTTGGCCAACTGGATATGGACCAAATGGCGACTTCTAAACCATCTCGAGATAGTATAAATAATACTATGGGCAAAGTAATACAATTCCCGAAGATGAATAACCATACCAATATTCCGATCAGCGAGGAAGAAAGGATTGCGAATATTAAAAGATATCAAGCAGAGCTTTCGTTGAACACTTCTATTGAATTGACATATCAGTTATTTCACGAGATAGAAGCTAGAGGTATCCAATTAAAAAATAAAGAATTAGACCAAGACTTATTAATGGTCTGTGAATCATTAAAGTCAGCATTGTTGAAAGCGTGTGGACACGAACACCCGCTACAAATGATAGTCAAAGAAGTAGTTAATAAGGAAGAAAGCCATATTTTTGCCAAAACATGGGCAAATTTATATGAAGATTAACAGTTGACCTTAGATACGCTTTAGCGTATAATAGAAGTTTTAATATGAGTATAAATTATGATATTAGTTGACTTAAACCAGGTTATGATCAGTAACCTGATGGCCCAGCTACATCACAGCTCTACTAATGAAGTAGATGAAGACTTATTAAGGCATATGATCCTTAATAGTGTTCGTTCATATCGAAAAAAGTTCAATGAAGAGTATGGAGAGTTAGTTATCTGTTGTGATGACGTTAACAATTGGCGAAAAGACCACTATCCATATTATAAAGCACATAGAAAAGCAAGTAGAGATTCGTCTGATTTAGATTGGCCTAATATCTTTAATTGTTTGAATGTGGTTAGAGATGAATTGAAAGAATTCTTTCCTTATAAGCATATAAGAGTAAGCCGAGCAGAGGCAGATGACGTTATTGGTGTACTCTGTCATACGTTTGGTGTTGTTCTTGGTGATGGTATGGAAAAGATTTTAATTCTAAGTGGAGATAAAGACTTTATACAATTGCAAACTTATTCAAATGTATATCAGTATGATCCAGTTAGAAAGAAAATGGTGAAGCATAAAGATCCAGCACAATATCTTTTAGAGCATATTGCTAAAGGAGATAGAGGTGATGGTATTCCTAATGCTTTGTCAGCTGATGATACATTTGTAAGTGGTGGTAGACAAAAACCAATGCGTGCAAATAGATTAGAAGAAATTATGACCCTAGTTCAAAAATATGATGTTGATGAGCTCGGTGAATATGAATGGGCAACTGGCTACAAGAGAAATCAAAAGCTAGTTGATTTAATTAACACACCTAGAGATATGAAAGAACAAATCTTACGATTGTTCGAAGAAGATCCAGGTGGCCGAGACGGATTGTTTAATTACTTTGTACAAAAGAGATTAAATAATCTAGTCGAAAACATAAGTGAGTTTTAAAATGGCAGTAAATGAAATATTAAAAGGCTTAGGTGAAATTATCGCAGAGGTAAAAGAAGCCAAGTCAGTTAATGAAAAATTAAAAATCCTTCAAGCTAATGATAGTAAAGAACTTAGAGGCATCTTTGAGTTGGCATACGACAATAGATTGAAGTGGGCACTTCCAGAAGGTAATCCTCCTTACAAACCTTTAGATAAATCGTTTGATAATCAACAAATGCTTTATCAAGAGATGAGAAGGATGTATATTTTCTTAGAAGGCAAAGCTAATATGACTCAGGCTAAAAGAGAGCAATCGTTTGTACGATTACTTGAAGAGTTAGATCCTGATGATGCTAAATTAGTTATACAAGCTAAAGACAGAAAGATTTTAGGTTGTAGTAAGTCAACAGTGAAGAAAGCATTCAATGCTGACTTCTTTTTAGACGACCCAGCGAATCAGTAATGCCACTATACGATTTTGAAGACACTGAGACAGGTGAAGTGTTCGAGCTTAGCCTGAAGATTGCTGAGAGGGAAGACTTTTTAAAAGCCAATCCTCAAGTAAAGCAAATAATTAGTGCACCAATGATCGTAGGTGGTGTTGACGGTCTGCGTAAAGTTGATGATGGATTTAAAGAGGTGCTTTCGAAAGTAGCTGAACAGAATCCTCAATCTAACTTTGGCAGAGAAGTCAATTCAGCTAAGACTAATAAACAAGGGGCTGTAAACAAAGCAGTGGATAAATGGAAAAGATCCTCCACTTACCGTAAAGCCCATCAAAAGTAATCAAGATATGTTTAATTTAATGCTCTCAGACCTTCAGAAACTTCCTAGAAGGAACGTTAATGGCAAAAGGCTATATGAGACCCCAGATGGCTCATTCTATCCCTCAGTCACGACTATAACCGGTCAGATGAATAAACAGGCAATCCAGGAATGGAGAGCTCGGGTCGGAGAAGCAGAAGCAAATCGAGTTACGAAAAAAGCCTCAGCAAGAGGCACTTCAATTCATAGACTTTGTGAACATTATGTTCTAGGTACTATGGATCAAGTTGAAGTGATGCCATCTAATAAAGAGATGTTTGATGCAATGTCAAATCATCTAAGAGACCATATAGATAATATTAGAGGCGTAGAGAGTTTTCTATATTCAGACTTTTTAAGAACAGCAGGTCAGGTTGATTGTATTGCTGAATATGATGGAGTGTTATCTGTAATAGATTTTAAGACATCAAAGAAAACTAAACCTGAAGCATGGATCCAAAATTACTTTATCCAGGAAGCTGCATACAGTTTTATGTTTGAGGAAAGAACGGATATTCGAATTCCTCAGCTAGTAACTATTATTGGAGTTGATGGTAAAGATGAACCGCAAGTGTTTATCAAGAACACTAAAGAAAGAAATCAATACTTATTACAATTCTTAGACCTTAGGAAGCAGTTCGATTCCCAGTGAGCTCACCTATTCTTTTATAGGCTTCATACTTTTGTTTCTCTAAGTTAGCTATTTCCCTTTTCAATTGGATCACTGTTTGAGCCAACTCTGCTATTTCTTCTTTTTGTTTAATCAATCTTTGTCGACAATCGTATTCGTCCATCTTATTTTCCTGATAATGATGTTAAGAATACTTCCCATTGTTTGGATCTTACTTCCCAACCATAGAACCCATCTACATATGCCTTCTGCATATTTAATCTCTCAATCATATTAGGTTCATTAGCTAATCTTATTGCATCTGCTAACGTTAAAGCATGTCTGCTTGCATGGTCCTTCATGTCCTCGGTGAAATCATACTGTAAGGTCCAATTAGCGGCTGTCTCAGGCAATGCTGCAAGTGAGCTGTGCACACATATACATCTAGCGCTCATAGCCTCTATAAGAGCGATACAGGAAGTCTCAGGCCATATGCTCGGTAAGGCAAAGATGTGGGCCTTTTGTAATGCTTCATGTACCTCTTCGTTAGGAACAAACCCATGATAAGTCATTTTAGGGTGATCTTTTATTCTTTGGAATAGCCCTTCGTATTGTTTGTCTCTTTGTTTCCATCCATATATTCCAAACGAGCTATAAACATCTAAGTGCCAGTTGACGTCAGGCAATTGTTCATCAATCCAATCCATAACAGGCACTAATAATTCTAATCCTCTGTGCGGAGTTGTATGATAGATTATATTAACGCATTCATCTGGATCTGGTTTCTCGTGAGGTGCTATTGGCTTAATAGCGTTTTGTAATACATGCATGGCACTAGGTGGGACACCAAGATAGTTTTCTATTTGTTGTTTTTGCCAATGTGATACACAAACGATTCCAGCAAACCTTTCCCATCCTTTGTCTTTAAGATGTTCCATCTCTGGATCTAAAGCTAAGTCGTGCACCCAATGGATAGGAGTCTTACCTTTTTCTAATCCTCTAAACCTTGAAGGTATAATTTGAAACTTTTCTAATAAGTTTTTAGGTAGTTTATCATATAGAGCATATTTCATTAGCTCTGTGCCACCCATGGCATTCTTATCTACTTCATTTTGTTCTACGATAGCGGCTTCTGGGTCGCCCAATATGTTTAATTTAACCATTCAATTCCAAATAGACCTTTAGTTGGTCATACCCTCCAATTAGTTCATCATCTTTATATATTTGAGGCATAGTTCTAGCATTAGGATTCCTTTCCATTAGCTCAGTAAGGTATATCTCGTCTTCGTTTATGTTTTTGATTTCGACTTGTTCGTCTTTTAATGCGAATTTTGCTTTATCGCAATAGGGACAGTTGTTCTTTGAATAAATTAACCACTTGCTCATAATATAATAATCCTTTTTACCAATAAAATGCCCAATACCAGTTGATTAGGTTTACAATACAGATGAATGCAATTGCATACCAACTCACTTTATCATCCCATCCAGCGTGAGGCTTAAATTTATATTCATTATCTTTCATGTTAAGGTTGGAGGTCGGTGCTAGTGCACCGACTCCACTCATTAATTATTTCTCTGCTTGTAATATAGTCCAAACGCCGTACAGTAAACCAGCCCAAGCTGCCATAACGGCTAAACCATCAAATAATAAAAAGCCACCACAAATGGCGACTAACGCCACGCCGTCTAAAGAAGTTCTTTCTTTGACACGTGCTTTTATCCAATCTAACATATAGATCTCCTTTTTTATTATTCCCAAGGAAAAACAATCCAAGTGTTTTCCTCGGGAGTATTTATCTGTTCTCCAGTGTAGTCAATGTAGCTTTCTGAAGAGCTTTTCGATAGTAGACATGCATACCTAGGTGCGAAGTCGCATTCCAACTGGAATTGTTCATGTACCTTTTTTAATGTAGCTCCGCTATCATTAATGTCATCAACGACAAGAACCTCGTGATAATCCTTCAATTGTTCCCAATCAAATTGTTCAAGTGATGCTTTATTGTCTCTTAACGAAATATTTAAACAGTATAACTTAGTGTTATACATGTGTGATAAAGAAACAGCTGGAATTAACCCTCCTCGAGTCAACCCAACTATAGCTTCCGGTTTCCAATAACCTATCTGAGACGCTATTGACGATAGAAGTTCGTCATAGTCGTCCCAGCTTAGATTTCTTAGTTTTGTGGATTCGCTTGGAGCCATTTAAGGACTGCTTCGGGCGTACTTGCAACATAGCTATCATCATCAGCCATGTCTCTTTTCTGCGGTTCAGCAAATACTTGTACTACTTTACCAGAGGCGCCATCAACAATCAACGCATATCTCCAAGATCTGATACCGAAGTTCAGATTTCTTTTTGATACACTCATGCCTAATGAATTAGCCAAGTCCCCATTGCCATCTGGAAGCGATCTTACATTTTGAATGTTCTGGTTATCAAACCAAGAGTTCATTACAAAAGGATCGTTTACGGATGTGCAATAAATGTGATCTATTCCTAACTCGTTGAATTTATTAAATAAACTCTCGTATCCAGGTAATTGCTTACTTGAACAAGTTGGGGTAAACGCTCCAGGTAAGCCAAATAAAATTACTTTCTTACCTTTGATTTCAGAATTGAAATCTATGTTTACAAAATCACCTGCTTTTCTATCAAGGAAGTTGAATAATGGAAACCCTTCACCTTTTCTGATCATGGGTTTACTCATCTGCATCACCTGCATCACCTGGGGCAGCTGCCTCTGGTGTTGCTACTTCTCTTAAACCACATAATTGAGCAATGATAGTTCCAAGTAATGGATCCTGTTCTTTGTTCAACCAGTTTTTAAGATAGTCTGCTTCCAATTCTGAAAATTCACCAGCTTGTAAACCAGCTACTCTTAGTTGAGCATCTAGTAAACCAGCTATAGCAAAAACAGTTTTGTCAATTGATTCGAATTCTCTTACATCTTTTGCCATTTGTATCTCCTAAATTTAGTTTAAATGAACCGCTATTATACCATTATACTAGTTTAAGGTCAACACATTTCTGATATAAAACCTTTTCTAACTCGTATGCCTCTACTTCATGCGGCTCATCACACGGATTTCTTGTAATAGGATTGGCTTCTCCCTTCCATTTCATTCCGCTTCCTGTTAATTCCCTACGTAAAAATTGCTTTACGTGGACCATTTCGTGACAAAATGTCTCAACAACATCATGGAAACTATGTGTGTTAGCTAATTTAATAGAACACCACCAGTACTTACCATGGTCTAATTTAACTTTGTCCTCGAGTTCACAGAATCCATGATAGGATCCTTCTAGTAAACCTTTCTTTCTCGGCATTTCTACATGTACTATACCGTTAAAATTGTCTAAATTCAACTCTTTTGTGCACAAATAGAACACTTTTTCGAGTCTTTGCTCTAATTTAGCGCCGAATTTGCCGCCTCTTGTTCCAGATAGAAAGAAAATCACCCCTTTACTACCTTTAGAAAGATGTCTTCCCAGTTTTTAGCGACAAAGTAGTCGTGTTTATCGTTCATGTTGTACCCATGCTCCATTACTATTGGTTCAAAATCAACACCAGCACCGACATGAGCGTTCTCGACCTTGTCTTCGACCCACAAACACCCTCTATACTTCTTGCCGAGCTTGTATAAAGCCTGATCTTTGTCTGCTCCGGTGTCCAAATACACGTGTTCTTCGAAAATGTCTCCGAAAATCTTTTCTAAATTCCTAATTCTTAATTCTTGAGCGTTCTTATCGTTAGATAATGATGAACATATCACAAAATGGTATCCATAATTCTTGTGAAGTAGTTTAACAATCTCTTGAGCGTCTCTTAGTGGTGGTAGAAATCCTATTGCAGCGCTTTGATTAAATAACTTAACCCATTTCTGACCTTCTGGTACAGTTAGACCGAATTGTTTTGCTGCATTGTAAATGAATTGGTGTCCTTTGACTCTTTCGAAGCCTTGATGTTCCATCCAAACCTGAAATGCGTCCTCCCAGTTCAGAAGTACCCCATCAACATCACAAACTATTACTTTTTTTCTTACCATAATCTCTTACTCCTTACTGTACCACCATTATACTACAAATTCAATTTAAAGTCAACCCATGGCTCTGTGCCAATACTTTTTAATAACCCACTTATAATCTTCCGCAGTAAAGTAATCAGGAAGGCTAGTTCCTTTTGCTTTATACCAGATTACAGTTGCTAGTGTTTTGTCCAAGTTAGAGATTCTTCGGGAAGTAAATTGTTATTGGTTCTGATTTGCCTTTGACTAATATCGAGTCTATCTTTTCATAATTAAATGAAAGACTTTTTGGATTAACTGCAGTATATAGTTCTGCACACTCTTTAGTATATTCTGAAACAATTACTTTCCATTGTTTGTAATCGCCTCTACCAGCTGTTGCTTCAAGACGTGCTGCTAAATTAACTGCATCTCCAACTACACTATAATCAAAGCGAGTCTCACTACCCATGTTTCCAACAATGCACGTACCAGTATTGACACCAGTGCCTACATTGATAGGAGGCAGTCCTAACTCTTGTTCTTCAAATTGTTTGTTAAGCTCTATTGTAGCTGCTTCTATTTCTATTGCTGACTTAATTGCTAGTGCAGCATGTTCTGGACAATCGAGTGGTGCATTCCAAAATGCCATTATACAATCGCCCATGTACTTGTCTATAGTACCACCATTAGCTAAAATGATTTTAGTCATCTTGTCTAGGTATGTGTTAATTAATTCTACCAATCCTTCAGGATCGTCATTGTTTTTAAATACTTCTGATACAGGAGTGAATCCCATTATGTCTGTAAAGAGAAATGTCATCTCTTTTCTATCGCCACCGAGTTTTAATAGAGACGGATCGTCTTGTAATTTCTGTACCATGTCGGGAGATAAATAAGTTCCGAATTGTTTTTTAATCTGCTCTTTTAATTTGTAGGTTTGGAAGTACTTATTGAATGAGCTTTGCGCGAATACTATTAGTGAGCCAAAGAAAGAAAAAGTTGCATCTACGAAAATTAAACTCTGCCAAAAGTAGTATGAGACTCCAGCAGAGGCGCCTAAGAGAAGAACGCCAACTATCCCCGAAAGAGTTGTGGGCAAGGTATAGACCACTACAAGCATTCCTAGACACAAGATCACCAGAAGACCAAGCTCAGCTACTGCACTCCAGTCGGGTTCGACTATTTGAACTCCTGATACTAAGGTTTGGACCAGGTGAGCTTGAACTGCGTGGGGATACACTGCACCCATTGGGGTTGAAACTGGATTAGCATACCCTTCTGCGGTCACGCCAAAAATTAAAATCTTGCCATCTGGCAGTGGATCCAAAATACTCTGACTTTTAAATTGATTCCAAAATGCAATTGGAACATTACTATAACTATCAGTTGTTATTGGATCCAGTCTACCAATCCTTACCCATTCGACTCCGTTGTCTCCTGCTTTGATGGAGTAGCTTGGTTCTCCTGTATACACTCTAAGTACGTCGAGTGCAAGCTGGGGGTACTGTACCCCATTGGCTCTGATGACAAGAGGAGCCCTTCGCACGACCCCCGTGGGAACATCACCACGGCTAGAGGTAGCGCCAACACCATAAGCATAAGAAGAAAGATCATCAATGGGGTAGAGGAGTCCTGGGTACTCATATAACCATCCTTTAGGTTCTTTTCCTAATGTTGCAACACCAACAAAGGTCCCTACCCCGTCCGATAACTGAGTTGTCGGAGCTGATGATAACACCACTGCTTTATTAGCCATGGCTGCTTGCAATTGAGGATCACCACCAAATCGATCTGGTTCAGAATATATCATATTCAAAACATAAAGACTGTTCGGAGGACCTTGCTCAATATACTTTGCAACTATATCACGTGGCCACGGATATTGTCCTTCTCGTTGTATTGCTTTTTCGTCTATATTAACAAGTACAATATCGTCTACTTGTACTTGCTCCTGGTTCTGCTGAAAATAGTCATATTGAATATAACGTAAAGACTGCAATGGATCTGGGTTCCATATTTTTACAGCTGCCAATACAGCAACTGTAATTAAAACTGACCACCACTTAGTCATGGTGAGTTAAGAAAACTTCTTTTGGATTT